TCTGCCGCATCTGAATGTAAGCAGAATCACGAGGACTGGCGGACGTGTCGACATAATCAACACCATCGTCAGCAGCGATCACAGTCGTTGAGCCGACTCGTCCCAAGTTGCCTCGGAATCTGTTCCTCAGTTCGTTTTTGTCGTCGTCGTCTATCTCGCCCTTGACGACTAGCAGCCCTCCGGGTCGACCGTCATTGAGTAGGTAATTGCGGTTGTATAACTTGGCGAGGTTCTCGATCTCGATGGCCACGCCGGCTGCTTCCATGGGAGTCATCGAGAGATAGGGATCGAGAGGATGGGGGCGACGAACCCAGACGACGCTTTCCGGGGACATGGTGATCTTTTTGCCATCCGGCATCTGAACTTCGTAGCCAGAGACAAACCTCTTGGGGTGAGGGACGGGTGCCGTGGTGTGAGGCGGCAGCAGGTTCAGCCCAATGATTCGTCCGTCTCGTCCTCGAATCTTTTCAATAAAGGCACCGCGTGTTCCCATCAGAAGTTGCGCGGAAAGTCGATACCGGAAGATAAACGAGTTCTCACCAATATTCGATTTGCTATTAAGAAGATTTAGAATAGAGTCGTTTCTTACACGCTTGCTGGTGACGAGTTCACCATCTGGTGAATTATCTTTTCGAAGAACAATTGGCAACCGTGCCTGGTTTCCTGCGATAGCGTCCACGCAGCGGGCTACCCATGTAACCTTCTGCATGCCCTCCTTGTGGGCACGCTCGATATCCCACTGATCACTATAGGGCTGTCCAGCGAGACCCGGAGTGTGGGCAATGGGAGCACCGGGACCGACAGTTGCCCTGCCTGCTGCCATCTGATGTGATTTTGTTTCTGGAGAGTTCCAAGCCATATTTACTCAAGACCTAATAGGAAGCCGAGGATCCCACATGACACGCCAGCGACTATTAGCCCCAACGAGGGGCGAATCATCCACGCACCGATGCTTGTGAATATAATAAAGGATACCATCAGTACATTTGCGGCGTTTGCCCGATTTAGTGCTGCGCGCAGCCAGTTCACAGGCGTCACCCTACTCCATCCGTTGGTCTACTCTAGAATGTAGTAGAGACTGGAGTGAGATCGTGGACGATTGGAAAAACATACTGGAGTTCCTCCAGCCGAAGGAATCTCCGTACTGTCCTGAAGCCGCCTCGCTGACACAAAAGGTCTTCCTGCGCACCTATTCCCTAGAGGCCCTTTTCGGAGGCGCGGCCGGAGGTGGGAAATCTTCTGCCTTGCTAATGGCAGCGCTGCAGTATGTGGACGTGCCCGGCTATAGCGCCATTCTGTTTCGGCGCACTTACGCCGACCTCGCATTGCCGGGCGCCATCATGGACCGATTCCAAGCATGGATTGCCAACTACGACAACATCAAATGGAACGGTTCGTTGTACGTCGCCACCTTCCCATCGGGTGCAAGAATTTCTTTCGGGTATCTGAACAACTCGCAGGACTACCTCCGCTACAAGGGTGCTGAATTTCAATTCATCGGAATGGATGAGGTCACCGAGATCAGAGAGAATGATTATCGTTACCTCTTTTCCCGACTGCGGCGTCCAGTATCCGGCCCTGTTTCCAAGGTTCCCCTTCGGATGCGAGCAGCGTCCAACCCCGCGCCGAACTGGGTACGACAACGCTTTATCGTAGAAGGCAAGACGGAAAAGCGTGTATTCGTGCCGTCGCTGCTTACCGACAATCCTGGCATTGACGCCGACTCGTATCGTCAGTCGCTGCAAGCGCTGGACCCAGTAGAACGCAAACGACTCGAAGAAGGTGACTGGTGGGCAACCACTCTGGGGTCGATGTTTGACAGAGAGTCTGTCGTCATCATGGAGAATGACGAGGTGCCAGTACTAACTCCCAAGGCAAGAGCAGTCCGGTTCTGGGACCTTGCCGCATCCGAACCGTCTCCCTCCTATCCGGACCCCGACTGGACAGTGGGAACTTTGATGCTCTTTGACGCAGGGGTCGCATACATTCTAGATGTCAAGAAGATCCGCCACAGGGGGGAGAAGGTGGAACAATTCATCGCCCAGACGGCCTATGAGGATGGAGTATCTGTTCCCATTCGGATGGAACAGGAACCCGGATCGTCAGGGAAGGCATTGATCAACCAGTACGCCCGGTTCGTCGTTCCCGGATACGACATCATAGGCATCCGGTCTACAGGGGACAAGGTGACAAGGGCCCGCCCCCTTGCTGCTGCTATTGCCAACGGTAACGTGAGGGTCGTCAGGGGAACGTGGTTGACCGATTGGCTCGACGAGTTCTCATCCTTCCCGGAAGCCTGCCCTCACGACGACCAAGTCGACTCGGCTACGGGAGCATTCTCGTTTCTTACTGGACTAGGGTTGCCTCAGCGGAAGCGAGCGGCTATCCTCGCTTAGGTACACCTCCCCACTTGTCTACTGGAGGCTTTAGATGACCCCCGACGATGTCCGGGCATTGCGCATGGAGATAGCGGCCCTCGATGTCAAGTTGGCCAGGTACACGCAGGATGACCATTCGGTCGAAGAGTCGGCTGAACTGCTGCTCGAACTGAACTTGGCTAAACGGGATATGAGTTTTCTTTACGATGGCCTGTCATCCTGGCTCGGCGGAGCGATGGATGGCAACCAAATTCTTGGTCTGCGGGACATGGCTACGGTTGAGCGCAAGATGTCCGCCAGCCGTTCGGGATGGAAGCACAAGGCTCTTGTCCGTGATGTGATGGATCGCATCGAGCAATCATCAGTGGACATGGACACGGGCGAAGTCGTCCTGTCCCCCAGTGAAATGGGCATAAAGATATTGGAGTATCTCCAGCCATCGTACTGGCGGGTTGGGGCACTGAACAAGATCGGACTAAATCCCGATAACTATTGTGAGTCGTCCCAACCCAAAGTAAGCGTCATCGTTAGAAGGGGCAATGCAGAATGAGCAAGGAAATACTTAAGCAACTGTCTACGCCGTTCCCGGCCGAACTGGAAGGCACCCTGAACAAGGGGGGAGTGGCATTTAGGTTTGTTTCAGTCAACGAGGTCATTGCACGCCTCAACGACGTTTTGGGATTTGAGAACTGGAACTTCGAGGTTCTCTCCTGTGAACGCAGTCTCGAGGGAGGCGACAACGTTATTGCCCATGTCCGTCTGACGGCAGTCGTCAACGACAAGACACTCAAGAGGGAAGCATACGGTGGCGCAGAGGTCAAGGCGAAGAAGAACGGGGGTCTTCTCGATTTGGGGAACGACCACAAGATCGCGATCTCCGACGCTTTGAAGAAGGCCGCTTCCATGATGGGGGTGGGCCTCTATCTCTACCGCTCCGAAGAGGCTCTGATACACGAGGCGAAGGAAGAGATCAACCCCGAGGTACAACAGTTGTGGGACAACTTCACGAGCCTGATCGCCAAGTTCGACAAGTCTCAGAAGGACGAAATAGCCGTGTTCTGGAAGGAGCATGCCGGAGAGCGCGCCAAGCCCACACGGGAAACGGCGAACATCGAGGATCTGACGGCGCTGTTGGAAAAGTGCGTAGCGGTTTCTTTCAATGTCGAAACCGAATAGCCCTTGGGCCAAGGACGGGTACTGGAAGTGTCCGACCTGCGAGCGTCACTTCATGGGCGGTTCTGCCGTAAGGCGCTACGAGGGACTGTGTAATATGTGCGACACTCCGATCAACCTTAAAGAACACCGGGTCAAGTGATGCAAACTCCAGAGCCAACCGCTGAGACTTTCGAAAAGATGGCTGAGCGCTTTGCAGAGCGCGCTGCCGCAGTTCGAAAAAGCAACATGCCCCCACTGGAGGGCGTGATGCGTCGCGAATGGGTCAAGCAGCGGCAGATGGACTTTCAGGATTTCCTGATGATTTCCGACTGTGACATCACATTCGAAGACGGCATCCTTCAAATGACACTCGACCTCCGACCCGCGATCTGTGACGCCACGATGAGGAAGTCCCCTGACGGGATCAGCGACAAGACGGCAGAGCACGAAACCCAGGTCGCGATGGAGAACATCGCCAATGCCCTCCCGACCGATGGAAACAAGATCACCCCCGGAATGCTTGACTCCAAAGCGGACCTTCAAGCCCTGATCG